CGAGTGTTGATGTAATGCACGAGGTAGTAAGTTTCTTATATATGAATATGCATAAGTTTACTGAGGGTAAGGGAAAAGCATTTAGTTATTTTAGTATTGTTGCTAAGAACTATTTGATTCTACATAACAATAACAATTATAAAAAACTTAAACAACACGAGGGTGAGGAAGTTACGGATTATAAACGAGACGCTTTATATGAAACAAGACGAGTCGATATATTAGAGGGACAAAAAGAATATATGGATTTGTTCGTAGATTATTGGTCTAACAATCTAACTACCGTGTTCAAAAGAAAACAAGATATTGATGTTGCAAACTCAGTATTGTATTTAATGGAACAACGAGAGAATATAGAAAACTTCAACAAAAAGGCTTTGTATATTTTGATAAGAGAGATGACAGGTTCAAACACACAACATATTACAAGGGTAATTAATGTTATGAAAAAACATCACTTCAATCTACATAAAAATTATTTAGCTACAGGCTCAATAGAAACAAAATGGACTGGCTCGTGGGAAAATTTATAATATTATTATTGTTATTGGTTGGTTGTGAAAACTCAACTCAATGGGTTGAACGAACACCAGAAGTAACTTATGATATGAGATTACCTATTGATGAGAATGGTTATTATCATTTAGAAATCGATAGAGAAAAAGTTCAAACTCTACATAGGGTTAGTGGTTATGTTGGAGATGATTACGGCCCAATTGAGGCTCATAGAGTTGAATGGGAAAGTAATTTGTATTGGTTTATCGGTGATACATTGGGTTATGTGGTTAAACGAGGATTGACTGATGACTTGGTGTATGTTAGTTATGATACAACTTACATTACTTGGTTTAATGGTTATGAAGTTCCAACAACAAACGAAGTTAGTTATTCAAACAGATATGGTGAAATAGGTAATATGATTGCACCTACAAAACAAATGGTTGGAGATACTTTACGACTAACTTCTAATCACAACACTTTCAATATTGTATTAGACTAAAAAGGGTGGTATTTCTACCACCCCTTTTAATTCCACCTTTATTTTTTATATAATCCCATCAGTATCAGTAATGCTAGTAATCCAACAAATCCTTTCTCACCAAACATACCGATAATCGCGGTTATATTTCCAATAACATTTACACCGAAGAAACCACTTCCGAAAATAATTTCACAAATAGCTCCTATTGATACTAATGAAATAAGTAGTTGAGCTAAGTCATCTACATATCCTTTCACCATTACTATGATGTCTTTCATTATGTTTCCCCCTTTTATTACTAAAATGATTGGATTTTACCCCAATCGTATAATAACTATATGGAAATATTGAAAAAATTAATGAGTATATAAATATATATCCCTATTTTTTCACAAACTTATATTTATTGTTAGGTAAAAACTATGTCAAATGATTACGAAATATTCGAGGGTAAGACCTTATCAGATGTCTTTAAAGACATATACGATAATTCCAAAACTAATAAACAACAATTAGAAGTATTGATGAAAGAGGTAGTGGGATTTATCAAGGACGGAGATACAGCCGTTCAGATTATCCCTATGTTAAAAGAGTATTTAGAAATCAATGTTAAGAACGACGAACAACTTGTTAAGTTAGCAACAATCGTTCAAAGAATTACCGCAGCAGAAAGAAGAGTATCAGATAGTGGAGATGAGTTTGGTTTATCAGAGGCAGAAAAGAAACAACTTATGGATGCCATTGAGTCTGATGTTCAAGAGTTACAAATCAAAAAAGACGAGATAGATAGTTCAATCAGTAAGGAAAATTAATGGCCTATTTTGATGAGGCGGGTATAAAAACCCAAGAGACTAAGGAACAAAATAATATTCGCTTAGAAGACAACTCTACATCTAATGATATTGTAGACGAATCCTTGCTGCGACAAAAATTAAAAAATTTAGTTCAAAAAGAATTTTTTCATCAATTAGAACCAGTAGAAGTTTTAGAAATAGTATCAGACCAAAATAAAAATAAATTTGGAAAAATAATTGGTAGGTATGTTTATTCAGAACATAATCAACCACTTAATGATTGTAGAGAAAGTGGTGCTTTTATACCACTTCAATCAAATATTATTCAAATGCCTTTACCAGGTGAAGTTGTTATTGGTTTTGAATTTGATGGTAATAGATATTATTTTTCAGCTATAAACCCAACACCTGCAGATGTAAATAACTTAGATGAGTTGAAAGGACTTAGTAACACAACAGGTCAAGAAGAATATAAAACTAAATTTTTTGAACAAAGTAGCTATTACGCAGATAACTCTGATAATGTAAAAGGTAGAAAAGATAACAGAGAAGAAAATACTACAAAAAGAAGAGGTGGTAAAAATAGTAGTTTTGACTTAGGTGATACATTGATACAAGGACGACACAATAACTTTGTTCATCTAAGTAGTGACCAAAGAAAAAATCCAAAAAGTGATAGTGGTAATATTACGATAGGAGCGTATAGAAAAAATGACAAAGGTTCTTCCATAGAGATTACAACAAGAGAAGAAATTTTGTATCCACAAAAAGTAATACAATTAGGTGAAGATATGAAATTCGACACATTTGGAAACACCACAAAAGAACCATTTATAGCCGAGGGATTTACAGAACCATCAATATTTTTAAATTCAGATAGAATTGTTTTATTCGCAGCAGGTGAAGAACAAGGCGACATAGCTATTTTTGCAAACAACAATGTTCACATAAAAGGTAAAAGTGTTCAAATAAGAAACGCAGAAGTAGTTGATGTTAATTCAAAACAATTTGTTCAAAACGTAGAAAATGTATATAGAATCACACAAGATGTAAAAGCAGGTAATGTAATCATATTACCTGAAGGTATTGTTGAAGAAGGTGCTGATAAAGCACAAGAGTATAGAAAAAATATTAACAAACTAATAGTTAAAATTAATAGTTTGATTCCTGCAGCTATTCCTGGAACAAGAGCTACACCTAATCCACTTTGGTTCAAAAACATTAGAGATGGAATTAAAGAAGCTAGAGAAGCATTAGAACAAAATAAATTAATAACAAGTTTAAAATGGTTAGATTTTAAAAAATGGAAAACTTATACAATTGAAGAACTAAAAGAAGCTTGGAGTCCAGTGCCGGGTATGGCAGAGATTATTTCAAAATTAGGTAATTTACAATCCTTAATTGAAGATGTTGAAAGAGTCCAAGAAGAATATAATGTAATCAAATCAGATATTGAAAATACAAGAGCGATTTTATCTGCACCGAAAGATTACATTGCAGAAATAGCCTATGGTTCTGCTGTAACATTTGGTGGAAAAGAAATAGTATCATTAACTGATATACTTAACAAATATGAAGATGATGGTGGTAAGTTAAATGAAGTGGAAAATGGTGAGGAATTAAAAGAAAGATTACAGAGCGTAAACCAAGAAATAGAACAAGGTGTATTTGACGAAGCTGACGAAGAAAGAATATTTGGAGACGGAGACCCAAATTCAAGCACCACTGCAAATTCATTGGTTGGTAAACTTAAATCAGATATACAATCAGGTTTGTATAATGGATTTATGATGCAAGATTTAGATTTAGAAATAAAACTTGAAACTGAAACAGCTAAAAAAGATTTAACAGTAATGTTATCAGAAGCGTCTAAACAGAATCAAGAGATACAAGAGGAGTTAAAATGAACAAAGATAAATTAAAAAATATTATTGAATTAGTTGTTCGTAAAGAAGTCAAAAAACAACTGAGCGAGATATTTATTAATGAAGAAAAAGAAATTAGTTTATCAGAAACTATTTCTAAACCAAAACCTAAAAAGGTTATCAAAAAACCTAAAAAACAATACACAAAAAACAAAATGTTAAACGAAGTATTGAATAACACCAAACCATTAGGTAGTCAAGAACAAGAAGACTATCCAACATTGGGCGGTGGTGTATTAGGAAGTGATAATATGGCCGAGGTCTTAGGATACGGAGATTTAGGTATGGGTAGTAATAAAGAAAGAGCGAGAGAAATGGGAGCAGTTGAAACGATTAAAAAAGCAGGAGTTTCAGTAGATGCAGTTCCTGAAGATGTTCAAAACGCATTGACTCGTGACTATTCTGGTTTAATGAAAGCAATGGATAAAAAGAAAAAAGGTGAAGGTAATTTTAGACCTTAATAATAAATGGCAAAAAGTGTAAGAGAAATAGATAGAGATGACAACATTTATGTTGGTGTTAAGTTTCCATTAGATTATAATCGTGCGACTGGATTTTTTAATCAATCTAAAACAATCCAAGAACAATCAAAATCAAATTTAATAAACTTATTACTAACAAGTCCGGGTGAAAGAGTTTTTCAACCATCATTTGGCTCTAATCTAAGAGCGATACTATTTGATAGTTTTGATACTGTAACATCTGACAACATAGACGAGGCTATAAGAGAAGCAGTTAGCCGTCAACTTCCATACATAACGATTAACGAAGTAAATGTTGTTCAAGACGGACAAAATGAAAATTCAATTTTAGTATCGATAGATTATTCAACAACACTTGAACCAGATACATTAGACTCACTAACATTACAATTTAATATTGGAGAATAAATATGCCGAATACTAACATCAGAGAAGTAGATTACGGAGTAGGAAAAAAGATAGTAAAAAAAGAAGTTAATTATCTCGGTAGAGACTTTGCAGACATAAGAGCAAATCTTATTGAGTTTGCAAAAACATACTTCCCAAATCAGTATAATGATTTTAACGAGGCATCACCAGGTATGATGTTTGTTGAGATGGCCGCATATGTTGGTGATGTATTAAATTACTATGTTGATAATCAATTTAGAGAAACACTTTTAAATCAAGCAGAAGAAAAGAAAAACATTTATGAGATTGCACAATCATTAGGGTATAAACCTAAGTTAGCAACACCTTCAAGAGTAGAATTAACTTTCACACTTGATGTTCCAGCTAAAACAACAGGCACTGGAGCTTCAGCTGTTTCACAACCTGATTTAGATTACGCAAGTAAGTTAGAAGCTGGTAGTGGATTTACTTCTGAAAGTGGAGTTGAGTTTACACTATTAGATGATGTTAATTTCAAAGTATCAAGTTCGTTAGACACAATGGACATAGCAGCGTTAGACCCAGCGTCAGGTAATTTACCTACAAATTTTAGACTTACAAAAAAAGGAATTGCAGTTTCAGGTAAACAAAAAGAACAAGAATTTATTTTTAGTGATGCAGTTTCATTTGATAGTATAGTTTTGTCAGAAGATAAAGTAACAGAAATAGTTTCAGTTGTTGATAGTAGTGGAAATAAATTTTACGAAGTTCCATTTTTAGCACAAGATACCGTGTTTGAAGATGAAGAAAACACTAATTTAAATGACCCAAGTCTTTCTCAATATAAAAACGACGCTCCTTACTTATTAAAGTTAATTAAGACAGCCAGAAGATTTACAACAAGAGTTCGTGATGATAATAAAACAGAATTAAGATTTGGTTCAGGTGTTAGTGATAACGCAGATGAAGAAATAATTCCAAATCCTGATAATGTTGGTTCCGCGTTAGGTTTTGGTGTATCGAGATTAGATGATTCTTTTGACCCAAGTAATTTTTTAAAAACACAAACATTTGGGTTAGCACCAAGTAATACCACACTAACTGTAACTTATCGTTTTGGTGGAGCAGTTGAACATAATGTGCCAGTCGGAACAATAAACAGATTAAGAAATATTACACTTTCAAACTCAACAACAGGTTTAGTTTCTGCAACACAATCTACGACTAACGAAAGTTTAAGAGTTGTGAATTTAGAAAGAGCTACTGGTGGTTCATCAACTGAAGAATTACAAGACATAAAATTAAATGCATCAGCTCACTTTAATGCACAGAACAGAGCAGTAACAAGACAAGATTACATTACGAGAGTTTATTCATTACCACAAAAGTATGGTAATGTTGCAAAAGCTTTTATTGTTCAAGATGAACAATTAGAAGAAGAAGGACAATTAGAGGTTATCAATGGTGAAGTAAAAAGAATAAAATCAATTGATGTTATTCCTAATCCATTAGCGTTAAATATGTATTTATTAGGATACACAAGTGATAAAAAACTTACTCAATTAAATCAAGGAGTTAAACAAAACATTAAAACATACCTTTCACAATATAGAGTATTGACTGACGCTATCAACATTAAAGACGCATACATTATTAATATTGGTGTAAGATTTTCAATTACGGTAAAAAGAGGGTTCAACAAAAATGAAGTATTGTTTAATTCAATTCAGGCTGTAAAGAAACATTTTGAAACTAAGAAATGG